GCAGACGGCCGCGAGCGAGACGGCGACGGCGCAGCAGATCAAGGCGCAGTGGGGCTCGATCCGGGTCCGCGACCGGCAGCAGGAGGTGGCGCGCTGGTGCCGCGACGCGATCGAGATCATGGCGGACGTCGTGTGCGGGCATTTCGAGCCGGAGACGATCTTCGCCGAGGCGAATGCCGAGGCGCTGCCTGAGAGCGAGGCGCAGTACCTGGGCGATGCGCTGGCGCTGCTCAAGGGTCCGGATGCGCTGCGGGCGTACCGCGTGGACGTCGAGACGGACAGCACGATCGCGGCGGACGAAGTGGCTGAGCGTCAGGCGGCGACGGAGCTGCTGACTGGTGTGTCCGGGTTCCTGAGCGGGACGATGCCGATCGTGCAGGGCGTGGCGATGCAGGCGCCGCATGCGGTCGGTGCCATGGCGGAGATGGTGGGCGGGCTGCTGACGATGGCGGTGCGGCGGTTCCGCGGCGGCGAGGAGGCCGAGGAGCTGGTCGAGCGTGCGATGCAGGCACTGTCGCAGCCGGCGCCGGCGCAGGGGGTGCCGCAGGGTCCGTCTCCGGAGGAGATGGCGATGCAGGCTGAGGCGCAGCGCGCGCAGATGGACGCGCAGGCCAAGGCGGCGGAGATGCAGTCTCGGGCGCAGATCGAGGCTGGCAAGGCCGAGGTGCAGATGCGCGTCAAAGAGATGGAGATTGCGGCCGAGGCGCAGCGGCACCAGGCGGAGCTTGCGGTGCGGCTGCAGATTGCCGAGATGCAGGCCGCGCAGAAGGCGGCGGATAGCGAGCGTGCGGCGGCGGAGCGCGCCGAGACGCGCGCGCCCACAGTGGCGCTGTCGCTTGGGCAGGAGACGGAGCGCGCTGTGGGCGAGGCGCTTGCGCCGCTGGCGCAGGCTGCGGCGCAGGTGACGCAGGCGGTTGCGGTGTCGAGTGAGGCGGCGCAGGCGACCACGCAGGCCGCGGCGCAGATGGCTCAGGCCACGCAGGCGATTGCGGAGGCGGCCCGGCTGATGGCGGCGCCGGTGGAGATCGTGCGCGGGCCTGACGGGCGCGCGGCCGGGACAAGGCGGGTGATCCAGTGAGCGACAGCGTAGGCTATCTGCCTTCATCGGACCCGAACGCGGTTCCCGTCGCGGTTGACGACATCGGCGGGAATAAGTTCCAGCGGATCAAGTTGATCCACGGCGCGGACGGCGTCAACGACGGCGACGTGTCGGCAGCCAATCCGCTGCCGGTCTCCGCGGGATCGTTGCCATTGCCGGCCGGCGCTGCGACCGAAGCGACTATTTCGGCGATAAACGGCAAGGTGCCTGCGCTCATCACGCGCCCCGCCGACAACGAAGCGCCCGGCATTCCGATGCGGCTGATCGGGCAGGAGGTCTGGAACGTCAGCTTCTCCGAAGTCGGCGCGTCGGTCATCTCGTCGCAGTTCGTCACGCCGAGCACCGGCACGGGCGTCTCGTTTTCGCAGGCATCGGGCGCGCTTAGCGTGGTCGCGGGCACGACAGCCAATGCCGAGTTTTTCACCCGCTCCGTCCAGTCGTGGCGCGGCTCGCTGCGGCTCAAGTTCGCGACCGTCCTGTCGCAGCGCTTGGCCGCGAACAACGTCGCGGTGTTGCTGGCTGATCTGATCGGCGAGGGCCTCGCGGTCACGATCAACAGCGCGACCAGCATCACAATCGCACAAGCCGGGCACCCGTTTACCGCCACGAGCGTCGGCCAGTTCGTCTTGCTCGGCCGCATCGTCGGGGCGAACGGCGTTCCGGGGCGCTACGCCATCGCGTCGGTGGTGCCGGGTGTGTCCTATAACCTCACGGTCTCGGGCTGGCCGGCTTCTGGCTCCTGCACGGCGACCGTGTTCGGCCATTCGTACGTCCGCAACCTTTTCACCGGCACGACGGCGACCGCCGTGGCTGTGGACGCGCAACGACGCGGGTGGGCGACGGGCGACACGACGGCGACGATCAACACGACGGCCTCACCTGGCACGGTCATCCACACCGAACTGACGGGCCGCGAGGTGTTCTGGTCCGACCAGCTTCGCGCCTCGACAGTCACGCCGACTGTCGCGGTGCGGGCGAGCCGCGTTGAAAACATCCCGGACGATAATCTCGACCTCTACGTTTTCCTGTGGGCGTTCAACATCGGAGCGCCGGCGAGCAGCACAACCTGGACGATGTCGTTTTGCTCGGTCGAGAAGTTTCCGAACACGCCGGTCTATATCCAGGGCGTCCGCGCCAATGGTGCAGCCAATCCGCTGCCAGTCGCGCAGCAGGGCACCGCCACCGTCACCTTCACGCAGCCGGCGCTGGTCGCCGGGACAGCGCTCGTGGGCGACGTGGGCGTCCAGTACCGCGCCACGGCTTCAGGTCTCAACACGACCGCTGGCCACGTCGTCGCGGCCGGCAGCACGAATGCGACCAACATCAAGACGACGGCCGGCAAGGTGTTCGGCTGGTTCTTCGCAAACACGACGGCATCCTGGCGGTTCGTGAAGCTGCATAACGTGGCAGGCACCCCGACCGCCGGCGCCGCGGTGGCGCGCACAATCGGCATTCCGCCGAACGGCGTGGCGTCATTCTTCAGCGAGGGGGGCATCACGTTCTCGACAGGCATCGGCTTCACGATTGTGACCGGTGCGGCGGACGCGGACGCGACGGCGGTGACCGCGAACGATGTGGTCGGCGACATCTTCTTTGCGTGAGGCGACATGTCCCCCGAACAGACCCTGCAAATCCTTCGTGCGCGCTTGGCGACGAACGCTGCCGCGCGAACCGCTGCGGCGGACCGCGGCGACTTGGCCCTCGTCGCGCATTACGATGCGGACACGGCGACGACGCTGGAAAGCATCGCGCGGCTCGAAGCCGCCGACGGCTAGCGCGCCATGCTGCTGACGCTTCTTGCGCCGCAAGGGGCATCTCCGCCTCCTCCGCCTCCTCCGCCGCCTACGCCCCAGGCCCGCCGCCGCCGTGGCGTCGCGGAGGTCTACTACCCACCGCGCCGGCAGATCGAGCGCGAGGACACCGCGGCCCTGCCAGAGCCCGCACCGCCCCAAGCGGTGCCGGAAGTGCGGCCGATCATCCCCGGCGCGGCCAAGCCCGTCCGCGTGGTGGCGCGCGACCTGCGCGACCTCGGGCGGGTCCTCGGCCTCGACGCCGCGTCGCTCGATCGCGCGCGACGCATGGCCGAGATCGAAGATGACGATGAAGAGGTGCTGCTGCTGCTATGACCCGCGAGACCTATGTCTGGTGCCCGGAAGCCAAGGCGGTGGTGGAGAAGTGGCGGGCCGCCCGTTATCGCGGCCAGAACGGCGCGCCCACGCTCCTGGATAGCCCGTTCGTCCTGGGCGTGATGGCTGAGACGCAACACCCGATCGACGGCCGGGTCTATGACAGCCGCGAGCGATACAACCAGGTGACGCGCGCGCACGGCGCGACCGAGATCGGCAAGAGCGAACTCGCCCGGCTCAAGGAGCGCGGGCCGCGGCCGGAGACGACAGGGCCGAGCGTGGCGCAGTCCATGAAAGCAGCCCTCCAGCGCCAGGGCTACCTGTAACCCCCAGAGGATCACATGGAAGAGACGATGTCGCCCTCGCTGCGCGAGGCGATCGAGGCCGCCTATGAGCAGACCGTCGGGGCGGCGGAGGCCGCCGAGAAGCCGGCGCCGCCGCGGGACGAAACCGGGCGGTTCGCCAGCCAGGCGGCAGCCCCGCCGGAGCAGCCTGCCGACGCGGCGCCCGAGGCAGAGGCCGAGCCCGACGACTTTGACGATGCGGTGGGCTTGGACCGGGATATCTGGAAGCAGACGCCGGCCCAGGCCCGCGAGCGCGCGAAGGCGCTGGCCGCAGAGGCGCGGGCTGCGGCCGAGCGTGCCCAGGCGCTGGAGCCGATCGACAAGCTGCTGACCCCGCGCCGGGATGCGCTGCGGGCGACGTTCGGATCCGAGGCGCAGGCGCTTGAGCAGCTGCTGCACGCATCGGACTGGGCTGGCCGCGACCCGGCGGGGTTCGTGCGCCACTTCGCCGAGCAGCGCGGCCTGGACCTTCGGACCCTGGCGCCTGCGCCTGCCGCGCCGCAAGGCCAGGCGGCCGAGGCGCCGGTGCAGGACATCGATGCGCGTGTGCGCGCGGCGATCGCTGAGGCCGAGGCCCAGCGCGCCATCAACGACTTCGACCGCAACGAGACCTATGAGTTCCGCGCCGACCCGAGGGTTCGGGCCACCATGCGCGCGCTGCTCATTGGGAACGTCGCGGCGGACCTGCCTACCGCCTATGCCATGGCGACGCAGGCGCATCCGGACATTTCTGCCAAGCTCGCCGAGCGGGAAGCCGCCGCGCGTGCCAAGCAGGAGGCCGCCGATCGCGCGCGTCGGGCCACGGAAAAGGCGGCTGCCACCGCTGTCGTGCGGGGGGCGCCGGGAACGGCTGCCGCACCTGCCCAAGCGGTTCCGAAAACCGTGCGAGAGGCCGTCGAGCAAGCCTTCGAGGCTGCCGGCGGGCGCATCTGACAGGGAGCCGGCGAGAGCCGGTTGAGCCATGAGCAACCCGAACTACAACAACCTCATCACCACCACGATCGAGAGCCGCACGCGCGCGCTCGCCGACAACATCACGCAGAACAGCGCGCTCCTGCGTCGCATGCGCCGGCGCGGCAACGCCCGGCCTGTGAGCGGCGGCCGCCTGATCGTGCAGGAGATCGACTTCGCGGCGACCACGAACGTCGGCTGGTATTCCGGCCTCGGCACGCTCACGACGGCGGCGTTCGAGCATGCCACCGCGGCGGAGTTCGCCATCCGCGAGGCCTATGCGTCGCTGATCATCTCCGGCCTGGAGATGGCGCAGAACCGTGGCCGCGAGCAGATGATCGACATGCTCGTCGCCCGCGTGACGAACATGGAGCGTTCGCTCGCGAACCTGCTCAACACCGGCGTCTACTCCGACGGCTCGGGCGGCGGCGGCAACCAGATCGGCGGCCTGCAGCTCCTCGTGCCGCTGACGAACACGAACACGGTGGGCAACATCAACCGCAACACGGCGACGTGGTGGCGGAACGTCGCCCAGCGGTCGAGCGTGAACTTCTCCGGCGCGGCCACGGCGGCGACGATCCTGAACCACATGGGCAGGGTCTACAACTCGGTCACGCGCGGGACGGACGTGCCGGACATCGCGCCGGCGGACGGCAATGCGTTCCAGTTGTTCATGGACGCGATGTCGGACCGGCAGACGATCATCGACGACGAGATGGCGCGCGCCGGCTTCGTGACGGCGAAGTTCCGGAACGCCGATGTCGTGCTTGACGGCGGCTCGGGCGGCCAGGCGCCGGCGAACAGCATCTACTTCCTGAACACGAACTACCTGTTCTGGCGGCCGATGGCCGGCATGGACGTGTATCGCGTCGGGTCGGATCGCGAGCCGACGAACCAGGATGCGCTGATCCGCATCATCGGCTGGAAGGGCAACATGACCGTCAGCAACTCGGCCCTCCAGGGCCTGCTGCGGACGGACTGACGGGACGGGGGCGGGCGTCATGCCCGCCCCTTTCTCTTGAAAGGGGAACGCCATGGAAGAGAGCCAGGTCTTTTCGATCGCCGACGGTGGGCACTTCACGAATGCGATGGGCCAGACGATGCCGACGCATCGCTTCGTGTCGTTCCGCTTCGAGGCGGTCGAGAACATTCCGTTGTCGCGCGACGCGGGCCGGCCGGTGTTCGACCGGGTGCTCGTGGTGCGGCAGCACTACCCCGGCGACAAGAGCACGCTCGACCGGAACATGCTGCGCTGGCCGTCCGGCTCGGATCGCTTCGTCGTCGAGGAGCCGGACCACTGGCCGTTTGTGCGGGACATCGCCGAGAAGTGGATGGCGAACCAGCAAGAGGCCGCGTCGGGGACGCCGCTTGCCCTGCTGAACCTGCGGGTGGACGAGATCGCGGGGCTGCGTGCGGCGGGTGTCGGCTCAATCGAGATGCTGGCGCAGCTGCCGGACGGGGCGCTCAAGGCGATCTCCGGCGCGCGCGAGCTGCGGGACCGAGCGCAGAGGTTCCTGACGGCGGCGGATGCCCAGGCGCCGCTGGCGCAGGCCGAGGCCCGGGCGAAGGCAGCGCAGGACGAGGTCGAGGGGCTGCGCGAGCGTGTCGCGGAGCTCGAGGCGCTGGTGCGCCGGAGCGTCCAGGAGCGTGAGGATCCGAGGCGCGGCGGGCGCCCGGCGGCGGCGAAGAAGGAAACGGTCTGATGGCTGTGCGGAATATCGGCCAGAACATCCGGCGGCGCGGCAGCGTGTCGCCTGCCACCCCGGCGGGCGGGGCTGCGAGCAGCGCGGTGACGGTCACGGGCGACGTGTCGCCTGCCGGTGCCGTGGTCGAGACAGCCTGGAGCCTGTCGCCGGACACGCCGCCGACGACGGGCTGGGGTGTCGCGACGGTCGGGGCCGGGCTTGGCGCCACGTTCAGCCGCGCAACCACGCGGCCGACGCCGGCCGGGACCTACTGGCTGTGGGCGCGTCGGCGTGACTGGCCGCAGACGGTCGGCCGGGCGCCTGGCAGCACGGTCGTGACCTGAGATGTCCCTCGCGACCATCTGCGCGTCGTTCTGGCTGCGCGCCGGGCTTGGTGCGCCTCCGCCCGGCGTGTGGCTGAGCAGCACGGCCGAGACGGAGCAGGAGGTCGTCGAGTTCGCGCGCGAGGCGCTGCGGATGGTCTCGGACGCGCATGACTGGCAGCGGCTGCTGCGGACCTACACGGTCGCGCTGTCGCCGTCGGCGTCGCAGGTGGTGGCGCTGCCGGTGGACTTCGGGCGGCTGGTGCCGGGCACCGTGTGGCTGACGGACCTGTCCTATGCGGCGCGCGGGCCGGTGAGCGAGCCGGAGTTCGAGGCGCTGCTGCGGCCCCCGGTGGCGTCGAGCGGGCCTGTGTTCCGCCTGTCCGAGGGGGCGCTGCATCTGCTGGCGCAGCCTGCGCCGGGCGGATCGCTGTCGCTGCGTTATGTGACGGGCCGGCCTGTGGTGAACGGGGCGACGTCGCGGGAGACCTGGGGCGCGGACAATGACGTGGCGCTCGTGGATGAACGGCTGATCACGCTGGCGATGCTGGCGCTGTGGCGTGACGCGCGGGGCCTGAACTCGGCGGGCGCTGCGGGGCTGTATGCGTCGGCGCTGGCGAGGACGATCGCGGATGACCGTCCGCTTGGGGTGCTGGGCATGGGCGGGCGGCGCGGCGGCAATGCGCCGGTTGGGCTGCCGAACGGCTCGACGGTGGTCATCCCCTAATGCCCACGGCATTCATGCCCGCCGCGTCGCTTGGGTGGAACACGCGCGACCCCGTGACCGCGATGCGGCCGGGCTTCGCGCCGATCTTCGACAATTACACCATCGAGAAGGGCGTCCCGCGCGTGCGGTGGGGCTGGCGTGTGTGGGCGAGCGGGCTGCCGGGCCGCGTGGATGGGCTGTTGCCGTGGAACGGCACCACAAACCGGCTGTTCGCGTCGTCCGGGACCGTCATCCACGAAGTAACGAGCGGCGGCCCGGTCGGCGCGGCGGTCGTAACCGGGCTGACGAACGCCCGGTGGTCCTCGATTCAGTTCTCGGCCTCCGGCGGGCAGTTCCTTTTTGCCTTCAACGGCGCGGACACGCCGCGCACCTTCGACGGCACGACTTGGGCCAACTGGACGGGAACCGGCGTGACCGGCGGCGTGGCTTGGGCGGGCGCCTCCAATGGCCGGCTGTATGTCGGCAATCCGAGCAGGCTATCGTTCTTTTACGGCGCGGCTGGCGCCATAGGTGGCACGTTCACCGAGTTCTCCCTCCAGGGCGTCGCGCAGCGCGGCGGCGGCGTCGTCGCCATGACCACGCTGTCGGGCGACGGCGGCGCCGGCCCGCAGACGCTGACGGTGTTCCTGACGAGCAACGAGGAGGCGATCGTCTACGCCGGGACCGATCCGGCGTCGGCCACCACATGGACACTGGTCGGGCGCTGGCGCATCCCGCGGTTGCTCGGGGCGCCGCACCGCTGCGTCGCGGGCTACGGCGGCGATGCGCTGGCAGTGACCGCGGGCGGCCTGCTGCCGCTCTCGGCGCTGCGCTCCGGGGCTGACGCGCAGACCGTGCAGGAGCGCGCCGGGCTGACCCGCAGGATCGCCCCGACTTGGCGCGAGCTCGCGGACACGCGCGGCGCGCTGGCGGGCTGGGGCGTGACGCCGCTGGCCGGGCGGGCGCTGGTGGTCGTCAACGCGCCGTGGACCGCGACGGCGGCGCAGCAGATCGTCGTAAGTGAAGGCGGCGCCGTGTCGCGCTGGGGCGGCATCCCGGCGGCGGTGTGGGATGAGGCGCTTGGCGGGCGCGTGTTCTGCGGCGATGCCGCGACGGGCCGCGTGCTGATTTGGGGGGAGGACGCCGCCGACGGCGGGCTCGGCGTGCGGTCTGAGGGGCTGTTGGCCTATTCGGCTTTAGGCGCGGTCGGGCGCGTAAAGCGTGGGCAACTTGTGCAAGTTGTGCTGAACGACGCGCTGGCAATCCAAGGCGCGCCGCGCGTGCTGGCGGATTGGAGCCTGCCCACGCCGCAGATGGACAACCTAGGCCCCACAGCGACGGCGCCTGCCCTGCCGACTCTGATGGGTGGCGGCACCATGCTGGTGTGGGGCGTCGGGCAATGGGGTGTGAACCTCTGGGGCAACTCGCCCGGCTTCGTGTCGCGCGCTTGGCGCACGGGCTCGGCCACGGGGCACGCCATGACGGTGCAGTTGCAGATGGTGAGCGGCCAAAGCCGCCCCGGCTGGATCGGGACAAATCTGGTTTGGGAGAACGGGGGGCCGGTGCGGTGAGTGTGCTGCCGGCGAGGCTGCCACTGCTTGGGTTCGCGCAGTCGGATCCGCGCAATGGCGAGCTGCTGCGCTGGGCTGGGCGGCGCATCCCGACGATCGGGGAGGATGGCTTTGCGGCGGCGTGGGCGGTCGGGGTGGTGCGCCGGCAGACGCTGGCGGCGGTGGTGGTGTTTCACGATTGGCAGCCGAAGGCAGGCACGGTGCAGCTGAGCGCCGCGGCCGATACGCCGCTGTGGGCGACGCGGGCGGTGGTCGGGGCGATCCTCGGC